GGCGGCCTGACGGGCCTGCTGGAATTCACGCTGCATCGCTGCCACGCGACCCTCAGCGGTCTTTACGTGGTGCAGCAGTTGGGCGTTTGCCTGCTCCAGTTGAGAGATCTTGCCTAGTGCGGCCTTCACTTCCTCGGGGAGTCCAGCCAGTGGATCAGCCGGTGCCGGTTCTTCTGCGGGTTCTTGGCCTTGGGCCGACGCCTCTTGAGCTTGTGGCTCTTGAGTCTCGTTTGCCTGCGGTGCAGACGCCTCTTGCTCAGGGGCGGGCGTATCGCCGGCGCCGAGTTTCGTGGCCTCTTCGTTCCAAAGGTCCTGCAGTTGTTCCTGCGACAGGTTTTCTTCCACTGTTACGCCTCCAAAAACAAAAACCGCCCGTAGGCGGCCTCTTTGCCAAGGTCAACCGGGCGTTATTCCGGGTCGACCACCACTTCTCGAGTTGCCGTCTTCGGCAAGTCGATGAATTTTTTTAGTGTTCGTATCTCACCGCGCAAAACCGCGGTGTCTTCCGCACTCAGCCCCACCGCGTCGTTTTTTTCGCGGGCGCGCTTAAGCTGTTCTTCAGCCCAATGCCTTATTTGGTGCCAGGTGGCAGATTGAAAATCGATCATAAAAATAAAAAACCGCCTTGCGGCGGTTTGTATGAAAATTGTGGACGCACGGTCCCCGCGAATATTGTACGCCTAAACGCGGCTGAGCCGCAAGCCTTAAAAATCACGACAAGAACCGCAGCTTGTACAGCGTAGATTGATAAATCCCGACAATCTCGTCGATGATATTGTGCAGCGACGACTCTTCGCGGGGGCATATCTTTGCCCGGTTGTCCTCGATCCAGGCCATCTGCTGGTCCAGGACGTCGGCAATCTCACCCTCGAACTCGTTATCGGCCAGGGGGACGTCAAGAAGCTCCTGGTATCGCCCCTGGTACTGCTCGACGAACCCGTCTAGCAGCGGCAGCACCCCCTCATAGAAGCCCTGCAGCGCCATGTGCGCCGCATAGCTGGGGGTTTTCCAGTGCGCCCGATGCGCCAAGTCGCGGCCCAGTAGCACCATCGCCACCATCTCACCTGCTTGCTTACTCATGCTTACCCTTTCTGCTTATGCGTCGCCCTTGGGGCGGTAGACCGGCACGCCGTAGCGCACGCCCTTGCCTTTCATGACCTCGCCGATCAGCCCACTTTCAACTTCGGCCAAGGAGGGGGCGCCAATTTTGGACGCCTGGGCCGGCGTGGCTGATGGCGCCTTGCGGTTGAATTTCTTGTCCCACTCGGCCGGCGCCGCCATGTAGGTCGACAAGTCGCGAAAGAACGAATGCGTGGGCGGGGTGTACTCATTTCCTCCCGACGCACCCCCGTGCCGCCAACCATAGGTATCAAAAACGCGGCCATCTGGAAACATGTAATAGCTGGTGCCGCCGTACTCGTCACTAAAATAACTTAGCCCCTCTACGGTTTCGCGTTTAGCTTCAATGGGGTTTTGACGCAGATATCGGTATCCCTGGCCGCCAGGGATATCCGTATAGCCATAAAGAGATTCATCAAAATCTTTTGGCAAAGACGCTGCAATTGGAGTTCCGCCGCCGGGTGGAACGGCTTCTATTGGCATGGAAAAATTACCAAACCCCCCGCCACTTTGCACTAAGATATTTCCGTTCTGATCCCGCACCAAACTGGCTTGGTACTTGTCGACGCTGCGGTTGTACCGGTTGATCTGCCGCTGATACGCCTCCAGTGCCCGCTGGTAGCTGTCCTGCTCTCTGCCAAGAACGCTCATGGTTTAGACCCCCTGCCCTGGCAGCCGCACGCCAGCCATGTTTAGGTTGTAGAGCTGTGGGTTCTGATTCATTAACAGGCCGACCCGATTGGCCGGCGTGTTTACTGACGGCGTGTAAGACAGCAGCCCTGCCCCACCGATCAGGCCAGCAGGTTTGGGCGGCTCGAACACCGCCGCGGCGGGCTCCAGCTTCTTTGTAGCGTCGCCCTGCTCCGTCTGGTCTACGACCCGAGCCCGCCCCACCAGGTCAGACGCCGTGCGCTGAGGTGCCCGCACGACGTTTGGCGATTTCGGCGCGGTGATCTTTGTCGGAGGCTTTTGTGGTGGCGGAAGTTCGGCCGGCGGCTTCTCTGCTGGTGGCTGCTGGCCAGGGGGCTGCTGGCCAGGGGGCTGTTCAGCAGGCGGTTTCTCCGCCGGGGGCTTCTCCGCCGGCGGCTGCGTCGGGTCAGTCGGATTGATTGGCGGCGGCTGGATTGGCGGAGCCGAGCCAGGCTGGTCCGGCTGCTGCACCTCTTCGTCTTCTTTAGGAGGCTGGTACAGCGGCGTGTATGTGGCCGAAAGGGTTATCGGCTTGTAGCCAAAGTCCGGCAACGTGTAGGCCTTCTCCGGGTCGTAGTTGCCGGCCTTGATGTCTGCGACCAGCTTGTCGACAAATTCAAGCTGCTTGGTTGCTGTCTGCCCGACCGCGCCGTATGTTTCTTTGAACTGCGCGTCTAGACTGTCTCTAGCGGCGTTGTAATTTGCACTAAACGTCTTTGTCAGCTCGCTGTAGTCGTTCCGCGAAAGCAGTCCAGCGTTGCGCAATTTCAGCGCCTGCTCCCGATCGTAGTCGTACCCCGCTTGCAGCTGTTTGCGCTGTGTGTCGCGCTCGGCCAGCAGGCGCTCATACTCCGCGTCCCGCGACGGCCAGATCTGCTTGTACAGTTCGGTCCGCGTGTTATCGGCAACCTTGCCCAGGTCGGCGTTGCGCGCTTCAACAACCGCCGTCGCCTCAGACTGTTTGTTAAATTGATTTGCAAGGGTTGAGAAATTCTTGCTCTCGTCCGCTGAGAAAAGACCCAGTTTCGCGGCTTTGTCATACGCACGCGCAACTCGGTATTCGTTACCAGATACGGCGGTGGAGTTGTTCGCCTTGGCCCGCTCGAGGTCCCACTTGTAAAAGTCAATCTCGTAAAGCGCGTGGGCCTTCTCGTAATTCACCGCCATGTTTCTGTAGGCGTCGATGCCACCCACAGAATTGACGGCCTTCAGAACGTCGCCGTAGTTTTGAATTCCGTTCTTGATGTAGCGGTCGATGTCCTGGATAGCCCACCGCGGAAGGTTTGGGTCCCAGTACGGGGCTTTGGGTTCTTGCATTTAGATGTCTCCCTATATGCCCGATCCCGAAACGAGCTTTAGACGCTGTTCGGCAGCGAACAGCTCCTTCTTGCCGCGTTCGCGGATGGCGGTATCTGCCAGCTTGGCCTTGATCTGCTCAAGGCTCAGGTTCTGCGAGTTGGCCATCTTCAGAATCTCGATCTCGCGGGTGAGCTGCATCTCTTCACGCCGCGCGGCGATGTCGGCCTGCTTGATCTGCAGCCTGGTCTGAAGCTCTGCCAGGTCGCCCTGGTTCTGCGCCTGCACGCGCTGCATGTCCGACTGCGCCCGGATCTGGGCAGCGGCGATGCGTGGGTCGGGCGGCTGCTGGGCGGCTGCCTGCTTCTGCATCTCCTTGATCTGTTCGATCTCTTGTTCGGACTTGAAGACCTCGGCAGGATCGACGTGCTGCGCCTGCAGCGCTTTTTCGAAGAGCTTCTTCGGGTCGATGTACATGCCGAAGATCGGATTGGCCGCGGCGGCCAGGAGATTCAAGAACGCCTGGTTCTGAATGTCCCGAACCATGAGAGCCGATGAGCCGCGGGCGTCTATCGTGAAGTCGCCCTTGATCTCCTCGTCCTCGTTGTAAAGCATGTTGTAGTCGTAGTACCGGCGGATGTGCGGTTTGGTGATCATGTCGTCGAACTGCTTGACCAGGCGCCGCAGCACGACGTTGGCTGAGTTCATGAGCATCTGCATGCCGCCGACCGTATCTGGCGCTGCGCCCTTCTCGCCCTGCATGATTGTCGGCACGCCAGTCTCTTGGTCGGCCAGCTCGGTGGCCATCTTGATGATCCCGGCAAGCTCGGCCTGGTGGCTGTCGAACTCGAACGTGGCAAAGGCCTTGCGCACGTCGTCCATGTCATCGGTGGCAAACCAGATCTTGCGGCTCGAGAGCTGCCACTGCTTGTCCGCCGGCTGGATGACGTTGGGATTCATCACGATCTGCGGGCCAGACGAGACGCCGGCGTTGTCCATCATCTGGCGCCAAGCGGCGTTGAGTACCTTCTGCTGTGCGCGCATGAGATACGGAATGCCGTAGCCCCAGCACGAGCTCGAGACTTTCTCCCAGACGTAGAAGTCGTATGGCATTTGGCCGTCGTCCAGGGGGTTCATGAACGCCTTGACCACGGTGTTGTTGATCATGACGACGCAGGCATTGATTGCACGCAGCTCGTCTTTCTCACCCACCTCGACGCCCGCGGCCTCCAGGTCCTCGTGGTCAACCTCGCCCCAGTACTCCCAGAGCTCATACGTGTCACGGGCCAGGTCGCGCTGCTCCTCGTCCTTGAGCTCCTGGAAGGTGGCGGACTTCTTGGGCCCCTCTTCCAACACCTTGCGGATCTGCTCCTTCATGTAGCCGGGCTGCTTGACCAGGTCCCTTACCTGCTTAGCGGTTAACTTCTGCCGCTCGTAAATTCCTTTCCCATCGTGAATGTTCTCCCCACACCCCGGATCGGGCCAGACGTTACGTGGGTCAACCCGGAACGACGCCGGGCGCAGCTCATCAACAATCTCGACCTGGTAGACGCTCTGGCCGCCCGCGTCGGTGTACGGCTGCCAGGCTTTGCGTGTGCGGTTGGTCACGATCGGCCCTTTGAGCACGCCGGTGCCTAGCACCGCGGCGTCGTGTATGACCTTGCGCAGCTCGCTGTTGTAGTCACACTCCACGAGCTGGTCCTCAATCTCGGTCTGCATGGCCTCGGCCTTCTTGCGCGCCATGTCCATGACCGCCCGCGCGATCTCCTTCTTGCGCATCGGCTGACCAGTCTTGGGGTCCATGACCGGTTGGCCGGTCATCTGATCGATGGCCGGGTCCTCGTTCATGGTCATGTGGGTGAGGTAGGGCTCGGGCGTGGGCTGGATGCCCCAGTTGCGATCGTCCGTGGGCAGCAGGATGTCGGCCACCCGCGCCTCGGCGGCGTTGGTCTTCTGCCGCGTCATGCCGATGAAGACGGTCGAGCGGTGCGGCTTGGCGTGCTGGGTGGTGACGGGGTAGCCCTGCTCGACGGACGTCATCATCTGCGACGCCGCCCGGTTGACGTTGTCCTTGCCGTTGTACTGGTCCTCGTCCTCGAGCCAGCGCTTATCCACGCCGTAGCTGTAGCGGTTGCGTATCCACTCGTCGCGCTGCTGGGCCATGCTGTGACCGAAGGTCTGCAGGCGCTCTTCCATCTTCTCGCGCTCGGCCTCGGGGTCTATGACCTCCATCTCAACAGCGACTGCTTCTAGCTCTTCCATATCAACTCCAATCAATATCCAGCGACGGGGTCAAAGACCTCAAAGTTCACTACCGGTAGCCCCTGGCCGCGGTTCGCCCGTGCGCCAGACTCCTCATGGTTCCTGGCAAACCGGCGCATCATCAACGCGTAGCGGGTGGCGGCCATCAGGTCATCGCCGTCTTTGACGATGAGCCCATCCTTCCTGTGGTACAGCCGAAACTCTTCAAACCAGTCCGACAGGTGGGAGAAGACCCGCAACCGCATGGTCTGCATGCGGGTGAGCATCTCGGCGATACCCGCCTCCACCCCATTGCTGCCGTCGTCAAACGTCGCCCGGGCGCGCAGCATGGCCAGGCCCTGCTTGCGGTACTGGTCGGCAAGCTGTTCGCCCGAGCCCTTATCGCGCTGCAGACCGTCATGCGGCCAGGCAACTGGTATCCAGTCGCCGCGCGTCCTGATGGCGGCAGCGTGTATCGCAATCGACTGGTCCTTCACCCGGTAGCAATCAGTGACGTAGACCGTGTCGGTGTCCCTGTCCCAGGCCAGCCAGACGGCCGCCGTGGGGTGATCGATCCCAAAGTCCAGCCCGACGATGCGGGCCCAGTGGGGCGGGATCGGAAATGAGTTGACCTTGATGCCGTCTTCGACGATCGGAAACACGCGGCCAGAGCCCAGGATCGGTATGCCCTTGGCCCGCGCCTCGCGTTCGTGTTCCGGGTAGCTGGCGATGATCGCCTCGCGCTGCGCCGGGGTGTAGTGCTCCGCGTCCTCGATCGTCATGTTCGTGACGACCGTGCCAGCGGGCTTGTCCAGCAGGTAGCGCTTGACCACGTCGGACATGCCGAGCAGCGGGGTGAAGGTCACAAAGACCAGGCCGTTGGTGGCATTGGTACGCGTGAGCGCTTCGCTGTAGATGGCCTGGGGCGGTTCTTCGTCCATCCAGACCAGGTCTACGGTGTCGGCCTGCCACTTCGTTCGCCCCTGGTCGTAGGAGTTGAACTGAATGACCGAGTCTTCACCACACTCATGCCGCACGACGATCGAGCTCACCGCATCGGGCACGCCCTGCTTCATGCTGGTGTCGCGCAGCGCATCGTGCGGAATCGCGCCCGTGCCCCACTCTTCCCGGATTTCCGGAGGACCGAGCAGAAGGCGCTGCACGCCCTTGCGAGTTAGTTCGGCGGACTCAGAGCCGCACATTGCCCGGATGGCGTAGGGGAACCGTCGGCCGGTCCACCAGCTTGGATAACGGCCGGTCAGGTGCATTGCGACTTCAAATGCGCCAGCCCAGGTCTTACCTAACTGATTGCCTGCCATGAAAAGCCGCTCGCGAAACTCTGAGCCGCCTGCGTGGAACTCTCGCTGTTTGGCGTAGGGCCGGTAGGCGGCCAGGCGGTTGCGTCGTGCCCGGGTGTCTTTTAGCTTGAGCAGCTCGTAGAGCTCGCGCTTTTCCTCGTCGCTAAGCGTCGACAGGTCCAACTTCGTAAGGTCGAGCAGATCGTTCACCGGCCCGCTCCAAAATTAAGGCCCCCTATGGGAACCCACAGGTACGGGGGGCCCCAACTCGATTCCGGGGTGTATGGGGGGGCCGGAAAAAACCCTGCCGAAATCGCCACGTTTTGCCGCCGAAATTTTTGCAGTGTCACGCCTTGGCTGCCTTGGCGATCAGGGCGCCCAGGCGCTGGTCCAGCTGGTCAGAGCTGAGCTCGAGGTTGCCGTTGAGCTTAACCTCGACGGCCTTGAGCTTGGGCTGCGTGAACTCGAGCAGACTGTTGAGCGTGCGCAGCCGGACCTCGGGGTCGATCAAATGCTCCATGACTGGCAGGCCGGTGACCGGGTCGATCACCTCGTTGCCGTTGTCGTCAAGCAGCGGGCGGCCGCGCAGCACACGCGCGATCTCAGTGGCTGGGTCCAGGCCCTCGTCGATCAGGGCCTCGGCCACAGCCTTGAGGTTGAGCCGCGTCTTGCTGGGGCTAGATACCTGCACCGCGTGCGTCCGCCCTGTGCGTGGCCCGGCGCACTCGAGATCCTCCGCACTGGCAAGCCGCGGCGGCGCTCCGGCGAGTTCTGCCAGGCGCTGCGCCTTGGTGCTGTCCACGGCTAGATCTTCCCCGGGATGATTCCACCGGCGAACCCCTGGGGCGCCTTGCCGGCCTTGCTGCCCGGCTTGCCCTGGCTTGCGCTGGGCGCGTTGGTACCCGGCATAGGCACGGAGACCTTGCTGGGCAGTTCACCCTTGCCCTGGTTCTGGTTGCCGCCGCCGCCAATAGCGGCGCCGCTCTTGAGTTGTTCGCCGACAGCGCGGCTGGCGTTGCGGCTCGATTGCGTTGAGTAGTCCTGCATTTTTAGTACCCCTTCACGGTTGAAAAAAGAGTTTGCGTGCCTGATCAAGGCACCGAATCGCACAGCAAGAATTCAGGTTTTATGCGGGTTTCAGAGAATTTATCTGGCCCCGTGTGCAATGTTTTGTGCTTTTCAGGCCAGGACATTGGGCTGAGCCGGGCGCTTTTCGGCCTCTTCATCCCATATCCCAGCGCGGTAACGAGTCAGGCCGGCGAGGCCGCCAGATGCGAAGGCATCCAGTTCGTCGAAGGCCAGCGTGTTCAAATCAAGGCCCGCACGCCGGGCTTCTGCCAAGCGCTGCGTGCTCAGCACCGGAGACTCCGGGCCGGTAGACACCTTAAGGCCCGCGTCGACTTCTTTGTACGCATCGTTTAGGCGGCCGCGCTCGAAGCCCTTTGAATTCCAGGCGAACGCGGATGGGTCCTCGTTGATCACTTCGCGCTTGAGCGCTTTCCCAAGCAAGGGCATCGCCGCGCCCCTACGCCATCAGGCCGCGCTGCGCGGGCCGTTTGGCTGCCTCTTCGTCCCACATGGCCTCGGCGTCCATCTCGTCGTCTTCGGCCATGCCTGCGTCTTCGCCGGCGTCCATCAACAGCTCTTGCACGGCGCCTGCGGCCTCGTCGACCGAGTCGAAATCCATTTGCTCGGCCGGCTCGTCCGGGCTCTCGGCCGTGACGCTGACGCGGCCGTCGTCCTGCACTTCAATCGTGATGCGCTCCATCAGCAGCTCCAGAAAAGAAAAAAGCCGCATTGAGCGGCTTGTTTTAAGGCGGATTGATCCGCCACGAGACTATCGCAGCGTTAGTCTGCGGTCAAGGGCTTTTGTATAGCCCCAAAAACACCCTTCAATCACACCAATAACCCTACAAACTGTAGGTTAATATGTTTGATCGTTTAAACGGCTTGTACAAGCCAAAAGCACCGCTTAC